ACTACCTTTAGTAGGATGTTGTATCATAAAAAAATTATCCATAAAGTATAGATAACCTGTATCTGGATCACAGCATTTTATAAAATCCTGTAGTTCTTTATCAGTTTTGAAAACTGTTTTAGTATAAGGATTCTTTACTAGTGAAGGTGTATTACTCATAACAAGTATTTATATGAGCAATTTAATAATGGTATTAAAAAAGCACTCATAAGAGTGCTTGATGTTATTTGATATCTAACGGTCTAGCTTTAGTAGCAACTATACAATAGTACTTTTCTTTCATTTCTATTGGATTGTCCAAATCATTTGAGTTAGGGACATTTAAATCAAATTCAAAGTTATCAAATGCATTGATAGAAAAACCAGTACGCTCTAATAATGCGGCTATTTGTTGTTCACCTAAAACACTATAATGATTTAAGTTATATTCATGCTTACGTTGTCCGTCTGGTGCAGGAACTTCAATGTAAATTTTTCCGCCTTGTTTCAATATACGATTATATTCCATCAAACTAAAGATAGGATATGGACTATGTTCTAGTGAATGACGTAAGAAAATAAAATCTACACTTTCATCAAAATATCCATCTTTTTGTGGTAAGAAACTTAAATCATATGTTTTGATAGTATGACCTTTATCTTGACAGATTTTGATATCGCCCGGGCTTAATGTTACACCGGTAACATCTGTATATTCACGTGTTTTCATCTCATCTAAGAAATAACCAGGGCCGCATCCTAAATCTAAGATTTTAGCAGTTTTTGGAATATTTAATGGATCAATATATTTTTCAAGTATTTGACCTGTCAATACTTTGTGAAATTCACTCTCACCCTCTTCATATATATGGGCTGTATAAAGCCATTCGTTATAAAATTTTAATTTAACTAAGTCAAGCGTATTATTAATATCAATCATTCGTAATCCTGTAATTTGATATAATTACTTATTCTGATTGACATAGCTTAAATTATTTTCTTTTGTAACCTTTAAAGGGTTTAACTATGCTTTGAACATTTGTACTTACTAATTCTTCACTATCTAAATTACCGTTATTTAAATCTTTATACTCTAGCCCGGCAGCCTTGTATGCTAATATAAGCATATCTTGTTCTTCTTCAGTATAAGGATGTGCGGTGTTGTGTTTACCTACCCAACTTTCAGCATTCATTTCTATTGGGTTTATTCCATCACTACTTGCTACAGCCATCATTAAACGATTCAAATCATATATTCTATCATAGCTGTCTATTTTTTTTGAAAAAACATTTAACCCGCGGGTTGATTGTTGCTGTTGATTAGATATTTTACCAACTTTAGATTCGAATATAAATTCATTTGCTCTCATTTTCTTTTATATCCTTTGAATCCTCTAATCGGTGACTGAGTTACGGTATCGCTCATCTCATTGCTTCCGAATGAGCTTACTGATTTTTTGCCGGATTTTCCAACTTTCTGTAATGCTTGGTCAATAGTTTTACCAAGTTCTTTGTCAAACTGTGATGATACAACCTGATGTTCTCCCCAACTACTTTCTGCCCTAAACTTAGGCTCTAATCCAGTCTGTACATTATCGTGTCCACTTTCACCTCTTACTGCGGCAAGTGCTACACCAAAACGATATAAATTATAGAAGTCATTGTTCTTTAACTCTGGAATAATATACGTGTTAGGAAGGGTCATAGATACCACATCAAGACCATCGTGTACTTTACTCAATGTAGTTTCAGTTATAAATTCTTTTGCTCTCATTCTGATTCCGTTGTTAATATCAAGTCGTTTTCAGTTCCCATTAAATATCCATTAGCATAACCATCTAATGCAATTTCAATGCCTGATTCTACTACCTGATCAGGATAAGTTACAAATGCTGATATAAAATGTTCAATTCCTATATCTAATAATGGATTTATTAAAATTCTAACATTACCGGCTGATACATCCATATCATATCTACAAATAGCATTACCTTCAAACAAGGTTGAATGTCCGCTAAATCTTACACCATCTAGATTGTTAGTAATACTAGCAGTTAGGGTAATATCTTGCATGTCGGGTGTTCCTGAATCACTTGAACGAATTTGAAATTCACCTTGATAAAACTGTGTTATAGGAACTTCTAATATAACTTGATTCTGTGCATTTCCGGACGTATACGCTGTACTGGTAGTTGTAGTAGTTAAAAATAAGTTAGTAAAATTGTTATTAATTTTACCAAATGCTACCCTTAAGGGATCACCATTACCATCGTTAGGTGTTTCACCAATGTTAATATATTCTTGGCTACCATATGTGGTTGTATTGGTGCTAAGAGCCAAAGAAGATGTAGTTGTTTCTATTGAGGAAAGTGTTGCAAGTTTTGTAGCTTTTTGTTTTTGTCTAATAATTACCGGATTATTTGCTTTGCTGTCAAATGTATTGGTAATAGTCATATTAATATTATTGTTAATAGTATTAATATTTCCCGTACTTGTAGAATTATTTACATTGCTATTAGCAGCCAATGAGACCAAATTAACAATCATTCTGTTAATCTGATTTAACGAATTACCCAATGATTCATTTCCGGTATCGTCAATTAATTGTAATATCTCAGGATTACCAGTAGTTAATGTAAATAAATTTGCAAAATTATTATTAATTTTGTCAAAGGCAGTGCGTAAAGGATCCCCACTACCATCATTTGGTGTTTCTCCTGTTTCAATAATTTCTTGTGACATGTAAAATCCTAGACCTATAGAGTATTTATCAAAAGCCGAACCAATTCTTCTTTGGAGCTTCTATAACTATAGGGGTTTTACTACGCTGGATCTCTTGTAACGCCCTGATTGCTTCCATTTTTACTTGGTTATCAGAACTCTTTGTCATCTCAATTAGTACACTTATTCGTGCCGCTTCACTCATGGTAGCATCTCTACTTATGGATTTCTGTGCTTCTAGGTATAACTCAAAATCTTTGTTGATAGCACAGCCAGCCAATAATACACTCAATAATAACAAATACTTCATAATATACTATTATTTTACGTTATCAAATATCTTTTTCTGTTCGTTATACCAATCTTGCCATCCATCTACCTTAGTTGAACATTCGTGGTATAGTGAATAGTTATGTACAATAACTTTAAGCATGTCTGTAATTGCTACTTTATCACCCTCAATCTTTTTAAGACTTTCACATTTTTTCATAAGTTCAGGGGTAGCATTAGGGAACTTTTGTTTAACGGGAACTACTGTTGTAGAGCATCCGGCTAATAATAAAATAATTAAAAGATATTTCATTTTGTAGCCGCCTTATTCAATTCAGTAGCTTGATTATGTAGGTCTATGATTTCTTTAGGGACAGGACAATTTTCAATATACTTGATAACTTCTTCTTTTTTGATTACTTCTTTATCAATATACTTGATAACTTCACGCCCTTTTTCACGGATAACTTTAGTCTTTGTTACAATCTTTTCTTGGATTTCTACATTCTTGTTTGCAGATTGTGCTTCAGCTTGTGCTACTTTAGCTTCCATATCTTTGACTTTAAGTTCCCACTCTTTATAGTCAGCTAGACCGCCCTCAAGATAAACGCCAAAGACTAGAACTATTAGGCTTATGACCTGAATAGCTAATTTATAGGCTTTAACAAAAGGAACGAATCCTAGGACGAATCCTGCTATTGTGCCCAAAATACCTAATCCAAAGATTATATGTATTGCGGCGTCGGGTAGTATTGATATTATCCACATAGTATTCGTATTTATGCCATTGGATAATTGTTCTCAGGAAGTATTTTAGTTGCTATCATATCTGTACCACAAAAACATTGTTCAAGCTTGCACGGTATATAGTTATCAATAAATGATATATTATCATATATACTACGTTTTTCACCTTCTTCACATACACCTCGATATAGAACGTCATGGTCAATTCTCATTGTAAATGATCCTATATTACAATCCCAACCTAAAAATTTGTTTTTTTGTTGTTTCATTAATAATTGAGGATCAACATTAAAAGAAAGGTCGTTATTATATGTTATTTTTAAGGTATGATTTATTTTATATTTAGGTTCTATCAAAGATTTTACTTTAGTATCTCTATTTTTTCCGGGTAACCAATTTTCAGATTTTAATTTAGTTATTTCTTTTGTTGTATATTTTGAATATATATCCTGATCTCCTATCATCATTGCTTTAAGTGTTATAACTGCTCCGGTATTTTCAATTAGATATTCTTGTGCTTCAAATGCCTTATCTAAAGTATTATATACATGAGTAATTAAACATATTACTTCAGTGGTTTCATTATGAAATAAATTCACAACTTCTGCAATATGATGATAATCATTTGTTTGTTCACTATGGTATGTTAGAAACAAATAATCTATTATTTTCAATTCTTGTAACTCTTTCCACCACCTAATAGTGCGTGAGCCATTTGATATCATACTTATCATTGCCCCCTTAGACTTCATATATGCTAGTAAAGGAATAAGATCAGGATATAAAGTAGGTTCACCACCTGTAATTTGTATCCAAAATGGCATATCTCCGCATGCCGCAACTAATTTATCAGTATATTCTTTATATTTTTCTAAACTAAACCAACGCTGACTTCCGTCTTTATGTCTGCTGCCGCAAAAACTACAATCATGGTTACATACATTATGTATTTTCCATTCAATAAATTTATAGTCTGCTTTTGTTGCCTTTTCTACTTTGATTGGGAATATTTTCATCAACTATTTATAGAATTCTATAACTCTACTTACAATATAATCTATTTCAATATCAGTCAATTCAGGATACATGGGTAAACTTAATACTCCTCTAGACAACAAAACACTATTACCTAATAAATCGGGTTTAGGTAAATCTTTACCAATCGGTAAATCACTCATTACATACTCATAATGAATTTTACTATCTATTCCTTCAGCCAATAAATGAGTTTGTAATGAATTTCTATCAGCAAGATACATAACAAATTTTTGATGGGCATGTGGGTCTTTGGTATCTGATAGACACGTTAATGGTAGTTCTTTGAATTTATCACACCAGTATTTTGCTATATCACTTCTACGCTTCTGCCATTCATCTATGTATTTTGCTCTAACAAGAATGTGGGCACAATCTTGTTCACTCATTTTACTATTAGATCCAGCGTCATGAAAATAGGGTTTATTGTTATCTCTGTAACTTGATGCATATAGGTATAGTTTTTCATCATTGGTTACAATGGCACCGCCGTTACCTGAACTAGGTAAGTTCTTTGTAGGGTCAAAGCTGATTGACATGCCACTACCCACATCACCTTCACATACTAACCAATGTTGTGCTCCGTCAACTATTACACCATACGCATTTGAATAACTAGCATTTGGCCATGGTTTGCGACCAGCAAATCCCATCACACAATCATATATTC